CAAAGCGAAACTTAAAGATTCTATTTGGAGAATGTAAATGATGCGTAACATCCCAGACTCTTTGTCGCTTCCGTTCACAGTATGGATGTGTGAAAACGGATTTTATCCATCTCATAAAAATGGATTCATGGTTTTAAAACGTGGCAAAGAAGTAGCAAAGATATCAATGAATGAAACAAAATACGGTTTCCCAATGAATGATATTTGCCAAAAGAAATTTGCCTCGTTCTGCAGAGCATGGATGAACAGAGATAAACACTTTATTGAACAATTACGTTTGCGTGGTTTAGCAAGATTAAATCAAAGAAGTTATCAGTTGGTGGCGTAAATGGAACAGGAATATAAAGGGAACATGAACTATCCCTTTCAAGACCATATTGTTCTAAATATGGAGGAAAATATTGTTAATT